AAACATAGTTTCTGCATTTTCAAAGTTTGCTACTGAAATGGGTAATGAAGCCCCTAACTTTAACATTGGTGGTAGTTCCCGTACACAAATGGACAAACTTACTAAAGCTCTTATGGGAGAAAAGAAATCTCGTGGAAGAGAAAAAAGTGGTTTATTGGCAGGAATACTGGCATTCTCTGAAACAATTCAAAAATTTGCAGATTATGGCGAAGATGGAAAAATACCGAGACTTGATGCTAACGGGCAAATAATTCCGGGAAGTAAGCCTATAGATATTAATCTTGTAACTAAAGGAATTGTAGCATCAATTACTAAATTTGTTTCTAGTCTTGAAACACAATTGAAGGGAGTTGATCTAACTGGTGCAGATAGAATAGACACAAAACTTAAGTCTTTCTCAAAGGTTATAGACACGTTAGATAAAATGTCAAAATCCAGTGATGGAATTGATAGAATTTCAGCGTCTATAGGTTCAATGGCCCAAAATGTTCAATTGCTTGTTGAATCGATGGGTAAATTAGATGTAAGTAAGTTTGAATCATTCTCAGTTGCTGCTGCAACAGCTGCAAAAAGTGCCCCGGCACCTACTTCATCAGGAACAAGAGGTGGAACTATTACTCAATCAACTGCGGACCAAACTGCACAATGGAATCAAATGGCAGAAACAATTGGAAATAAAATAGCAGAAAAAATTACTGCAGGATTTCTTAACGGTGAATTTAATTTTACATTCTATAATAGCACCGGCGGTAAGTTAGAAATCAGTAATGCATAAATATGATTTTTTAACAAAATTTTAAAACTCTTAACATTTTCTTCATATAAATTAAAATTATGTTTATATGAAACAGTATCTCGATTTATTACAAAATATCCTTAATAACGGTGTTGAAAAAGAATCCGGGCGTGCTAATATGCCTAAAACGTTAGGATTATCACATGGCTTTATTAAAATGGATCTTAGCGGTGGTTTTCCGTTATTAACAACTAAGAAAATGTATCTTAAGGGAAAATCTTACATTAAGTACCACTTATATCCATCTCTTTATGAATATATAAAATAAAAATGATTTATTATTTGTATATTAAAACAAGTCCTCATGGACTAAAATATTTAGGAAAAACTACAAAAGATCCATTCAAATATAAAGGAAGTGGAAAAATTTGGTTAAGACATATTAAAAAACATAATTTAACGCATAAAGACATATTAACTGAAATAGTATTTAAAACAACTAATGTTAAGGAATTAATTAATGAAGGAATAAAAATAAGTAATGAATTAGATGTAGTAAATTCTCCTGAATGGGCGAATTTAAGACCCGAAGAAGGAGATGGAGGCGATACTTCATTATTTATAAATTATTCAAATCCGAATTTCCATAAAAGTAATCGCGCAGATCACTTAAATGGAATAGGAAAAACGGAAGAAGAACGAAAAAAATATTTTAAAGAAAGAAGTCAAAAAATAGATTATTATAATCCAGTAAGACTTCAAAAAATAAAAGATAACACAGATTGGGAATCGTGGTATGAATCTATTAAAAATAGAAAAACAGATTACGCTAAATCTCATGAAAAATTAAAAAAACCTATTTTGGTTATTGATATTAACACCGATAAAATATTACATGAATCCAAATCTTTAAAAGACGCTTCTGAAAAAACTGGAATAAAATCTGAAACCATAAGAAAAAGAATTCAGTATAATAGAATAATAGATGGATGCAAATGGACACATAAAAATGAAATAAAATGAAACAATATCTCGAACTATTAGATAAAATTTTAACAGAGGGTGTAGAGAAGGAATCAGGAAGACCCAACATGCCGAATACAATAGGTATTTCAAACGCAACTATACGAATGGATCTTGGCGAGGGATTTCCGTTATTAACAACAAAAAAGATGTTTTTGAAAGGAATAATTCATGAACTCCTTTGGTTCTTAAGAGGAGATACAAATATAAAATATTTAGTTGATAACGGTGTTAATATTTGGTCATCCGATGCATATCGTTGGTATTTAACTTATGCCAAGGATAATGGCGGTTTAGAACAAAATTGTATTTTACGAAACAACGAAAATGGTACATATAGCATGTATACTTATGATGAATTTATTGAAGTAATTAAAAATACACCTGAAGATAAATTACCTATCTATAAGTTTACTGAAATGTACATTAAAAAACATAATGGTATTAAAGAATATCGTTTAGGTGATCTTGGTAAAGTCTATGGCTATCAATGGCGAAATCAAAATGGAGTAGATCAGATTAAAGATGTCATTGAAGGCTTAAAAAACAATCCTTATAGTCGTTATCATATAATAGATAGCTGGAATAAAGTAGATTTTCCTGAGATGGCACTTCCCCCATGTCATCTTCTTTATCAATTTATTGTGAGGCCAATGTCATTTGAAGAAAGAAAAAATTTAATACCTGAGAATATACCTAATTTTCTTTCGCACGAAGATTTAGATTGTTACAATATCCCTAAATATTTCCTTGATCTAAACATGTATCAACGTTCATGTGATATTTTTCTTGGTGTTCCATTTAACTTGGCTTCAATGTCATTATTGTTAATAATTATAGCAAAAGTTTCAAATATGGCTCCTGGTATTGCATATTGGATAGGCGGAGACACCCATTTATATCTAGACCATATTCCGATGGCACAGGAGCAATTAAAACGAACGCCTAATAGGTTACCTTATCTAACAATTACAAAGGAACTCAAGTCACTGGATGACATATTAGAGCTTACTATAGATGATTTTGTTTTATCAAATTATAAGTCAGACAAAAGCATAAAAGCCGAATTATTCACCGGCATTAAAAAATAATGATTATGAAATGGAAAACTTAAAAAAGCATCCAATAGATGCTAGCATTAAAAAAGAAAAATGTGTTATTTGTTTTAATGAAACGCCTTATATAAAAAACACTCCTATACATGAAAGACGTTATTACGTAGAAGGAGCAGGACAATTATGTGAATGTTGTTATGATCAGATATATACTTGGAAAAATTACACCTATGCATGGAAAAAGCATTAGAGATATTGTTAATAATTGCACTTATTGTTTTAGGTGTTGTTATGATCATGTACATTAGAAAAATTAATAAAGAAATAAAAGAACTGGATAGAAAAAAACGAAAAAGAGATAAAGAACTTTTAAAATTAACAAGTAAAAGAAAAAATAAAACGTATTAGATATGGGAAAAATCAAGAGATTAGCTCTAACAATAAACAGCTTCGATGCTTCTGAACTTCTTGAAATGTTAATAAGCGAAATACGTGATCAAGTTGATCATGTTGCTGCTATATATCAGAATGTTTCATACTGTGGAAACAAAATGGATCCAGAGGATATGGAAGAACTTCAACGACTTCATAAATTAGGATTAATAGATGAATTAATTGAATTTCAAGGAGATTACAGAAAACCTCATAGAGAACAAGAAACAGATAAGAGAAACATGGGGATTACAATGATGAGGGAAAAAGGTTTTTCACATATTCTCAACATAGACGCAGATGAAATATATGATCGCGATCAATTCGTAGAAGTTAAAAAACAGATTAATGCCAATGGGTGGCCTATAACATATTGGAGTTATGTTAATTACTATAAAGATTTTGAACATTATCTTGTTTATCCCTTTAGGCCTTTTGTTCCGGGTATTCATTCAACCTATTTTACGTATACATTTAATGGACCTGCTCCAGGACCAACAGACCCTACTAGAAGAATTTATAATCCAATGAATATAGGCACATACTTATTTCCCGATGAAGTAATTAGAATGGCTCATGGAGCATGGATAAGAAAAAATATTCGTAAAAAACTTGAGAATTGGAGCGCAAAAGATCATTTTAATCAAGCACTTATAGATAAAGCAGTTCATCAATATGAAAATTGGAAAGAAGGTGATGATGCTATAATGTTATTTAATGTGCCCGATAATAGTGTGTATGTAAAAAAATTAGATGTAAAAATTCACAAATTTGAAGTTCCGTGGCTACCAAATGGAAGAGCAACTGTTTAAAGTTGCTCTTTTTTATCCTGTACTTTCTATGAATTTAATATCTTTTTCGGGAATTTTATCTATTTCTTTGTATGATTTACTTCTTGCTCTATGTGTAAAAACAAAAAATCCGTTTTTATCTGCACCTAATCCTACTCC